GAACGTGAAGGCGTTCTTCCCTGCCGTGCGCGAGTTCGTCTACAACCCCAACGTCAAAAACGCCTTAGTGCTCAAGGCCTACGACATTATCAGCCACCGCCGTCTGGAGTTTGACGCAGGGCACACCGACATAGCGCAATCATTCATGGCAATCCGCCGGGCCACCACCGCCAGCGGCAATCGCCCTACCTACGAAGCAAGCCGCAGCGAAGAAGCCAGCCACGCAGACCTGGCCTGGGCAACGATGCACGCACTGTTTAACGAACCGCTGCAGGGCGAAGCCGCCAATACCAGCAACATTGTGGAGATTTTTTGATGGGCAAGAACAAGAAAAACCGAGCTGCAGTTCGGCACAGCAGCGGCGCATCGGCAGATGCTTTCAGCTTTGGCGATCCAATCCCGGTGCTCGACCGCCGCGAGCTGCTGGATTATGTGGAGTGCGTACAGATGGACCGCTGGTATGAGCCGCCGGTGAGTTTTGACGGATTGGCGCGCACTTACCGCGCCGCCGTTCATCACAGCTCGCCGATTGCCGTGAAGCGAAACATTCTGACCAGCACCTTTATCCCGCACCCGTTGCTCAGCCAGCAGGCGTTTAGCCGGTTTGTACAGGACTATCTGGTATTCGGAAACGCATATCTTGAAAAGCGCACCAACCGCCTCGGCGGTATTCTGTCGCTTGAGCCATCACTGGCGAAATACACCCGCCGCGGCGTGGATCTAGATACGTACTGGTTTGTGCAATACGGTATGACCACGCAGCCCTATGAGTTCACCAAAGGTAGCATTTTTCACCTGATGGAGCCGGACCTTAACCAGGAGATTTACGGCCTGCCGGAATATTTGTCTGCCATCCCCTCCGCCCTGCTGAACGAGTCCGCCACCCTGTTTCGCCGCAAGTATTACATCAACGGCAGTCATGCAGGATTCATCATGTACATGACCGACGCCGCTCAGAACCAGGAGGACGTGAACAACATCCGCCAAGCAATGAAAAGCGCCAAAGGGCCAGGCAACTTCCGCAACTTGTTTATGTACTCGCCCAATGGCAAAAAGGACGGGATTCAGATCATCCCGCTGTCAGAGGTTGCGGCAAAGGATGAGTTTCTGAATATCAAGAACGTGAGTAGGGACGACATGATGGCTGCACACCGCGTTCCGCCGCAAATGATGGGGATCATGCCGAGTAATGTTGGGGGGTTTGGGGATGTAGAGAAGGCCAGTCGCGTCTTTGTTCGCAACGAGCTTACGCCATTGCAAAAACGATTACAGGAGCTGAACAATTGGTTAGATCTAGATATAATATTATTCAAATCATACGAACTTTATGAATAGATAGTAATCATAAATTGCCGAAATATAAAATTAAAGGAGAGCCACGCTCTCCTTCTTGTCAAAGCCCCCTCAAAAAATCACGAACTTCATTAAATACATCGGAATCCAGGTTATAATATCCCTTCTGAGCTGCCAGGCCAGCACTTGGGATAAATTTTTCCATACCTGCTAAAAAAGCATGCATATGAGCTTTATGAATATTTCTAGGATAATTAAATGCGCAGGTCTGATTAACGGGAGCTAATAAATTCTTTAAATTATCTAGATATTCGCCCGATGCAATTTTAACGGGATGATCACCTAAAGATTCCAAAATTAAACTCTCTAACATTCCTTTATCAGTAAATCCTGGTGCGATAAAGACCCCGACATTCCTGACACCATCACTTTTAAACTGACAATGCCCATTTGGAACTGGTAATCCAACTTGACGGAGATGATGGCAAATACTAGTTACAGCAGCTTGCTGACTTTCATCTGCATCCCTGATCACGCCTATAGATATTACATCTTCAAATTCACGTTCATTCATAATCAAGTCAAGCTCAGCTCGAAATTGGTCTTTTCCTTTAGATTCTAAAATTTGTATATCCGCAATCTCATACTTTGCGAGGAAAGCAGTGAAGAATTTTATTTCATCCTGACCTTCAACCAATAGCAACTTGTTTTTTATAATTTTAGATGGCATTAGCGAATATCCCAATCACGTTCAACAGATGTAAGCAGGGCGGAAGGACCATAATACTTAGGAACAACCACGCCTTCTTTGTTTCTATCTAGCCTTATGTAACTAAATGAATTTTTTGAATTATCTAGTTCATTGTCTCGCATGAAATCAGAAACACCCTTTATGACATCATAACTATGTGTAGTGGCAAAAATTTGACAATTTTGTTTTTGCGCGGCAGAAAAAATTATTTCCCAAATTTTGGGCATCAAGGAATAATGTATACCATTTTCAATCTCATCAATCAAAATGATAGCATTTTTATTCGATAATATTGCAGTCAAAATAGATGTTAGTTTACTTATACCTTCACCCATGTTTACCATGGGTATTTTTCTTTTCAATCCTACATCGACATAAATGGTTGGTTGACCACCAATTGAGAGAAGCGATACATTTCGCAATCTAGCATCGATCATCTTCAAGTATGAGACAAAAGTTTCCAGCCCATTGGTCATATCCAATTTGCTCATGAATTGTGCATCGGTAAAACTATTACCTCGTGCTGAAGCGGGAACAAAGACAACAACACGGTTAATTGTCATCACAGATTCAACTTTCATTTCAATTTGATTATTGACAATTTGAATTAATGCCTTCCCCTGAGGTTTATTATCTGAAGTGTATGTAATTTCAATCGCATTATTAATAACTGCCGCAGATGACAAAACAGAATTCATCTGAAAATTATTTTTATTTACAGCCAATCGTTGGTTTTCTGGCACAACCATAGCATATGAAGCAATGTTTTTATGACCACTATCTTCAGTTATAACTCTGAATGGCTTCTCATAATTAAAATTATTGAAATAAGGATGAAAAATATATTCTGCTGACAAATCAAATTGCTGAACTCCGCGACGTGCGAGAGGGGCAATCAAAACATCAGCAGACATTCTATCATGATGTAAATAAATCGCTTCAAGAATAGATGTTTTACCAGTGTTATTCATACCTGCGATTAAATTAACACGTTGAAGCTTATCTAGCTCTAACCTCTCATATCCTTTAAAGTTTTCTAAGACAATTTTATTTAACACAAATACTCCTTAAAAATAATTCCATTATTCAAGACGATTATTTGTTAATCATAGCCTAAGGTAAAATGATAATCCATTGTTGATCTCTCATTGCGCGCGCTCGTAGCCCCGCCACGCCTGCCCGCTTTATGGGGTGGTTTTCATGCGCCTGCATGACACAAGCAAAAGCCCGCCAGTTCTGGCAGGACTCAGCAAAAACGATCCTCTAACGATCATGCGTTTTCATGCAGCATAGACATGCACAACGGCACTAACGCCTCGCATCGCTCGTTGTTCAACCTTGCTAGCGTCAGAATCAAGTCCTAACGCCAGCAACCTTCCTATGCCTAACTGGGGAGATCCATGGAACGGTTGTACTCATGAGTACGGATTTTAGCCATCAACTCATCAGTCAGCTCCGAAACCCACTGGATAGCCAGCCGCTTTTCTTCATCATCGCACTCACTGGCCGCTACAAGCTTCACAAAAAAATCAATGCGCTGTAGTTTCAACGACTCCAAAAAATAGTCCTGCATTTTCCCCTCCAACCAAAACAACTGTATATAAACACAGTATAAAATTACCCATCAAATGTAAATTGTTTTTTTATGTTTCAAACAGATGGCTCAAGTGCGATGCTTTACAAGAGACAACGGAATGAGGAAAAAATCGATGCGTAAAGCATGTATTGAACTTATGGCAGGAACTAACGCTGCCTGCCTGGTTGCAGGTGAACTAGGCACTGGCCGCTGCCTTTACTTGGTTGTAGTGATGGAAGACATATTTGGTAAACCTACAACAGAACAATGGCTAAAATCCTTAAGGCTCTGCGAGGCCAAGGCGGCTGAACTGAAGTATGAAGTTGCCCGCATTCGCGGTAAGAGTCTGGCTGGCTTGTAACCCTTCAATTTAAGGCGCCTTAGTACCACCGGCGCCATTTATCATCTTCCTGCAAACGCTGATCCCGATAAAACAGGCGCAGCCCTGCTCCAGACGGGATACTACCGCCACGCAAAAGCAGATCCACTTCCGCATTACTTGCATCAAATCCTCTGGAACTCAGTTCTGCCTGAAGCTGCAGGCGCTGCTGCTCCGAAATACTCTGTTTGTATGCTTTTTTCCGCTTCGGTTTTATCAGCCTTAACCTGGCTGTCAGTTCCCGCCGTTCCTTCTGGCCCATATTGTGGAGATATTCCTGCAGTTCCTTTTCACCCATGGTTTTAATATCGGGTAAATCACCCCCTGATTTGTTTAGATTTTCAACAGGGGGACAGTTATTGCCACGAGTCCAAGGGGCGCAAGCGCCCTGGTCGGCTGTCGCCTCCTGAAGGTCAACGGCTTTACGAACCATTTTCCACTTCACTGCATGAGTGCAGATCCGGCCCTCAATGATCGGGGACCAGATGCCATAAATACGAACACCGTGATCGCCGTAGGTGCTCGGTTCGTCGTTGATCTCATAGGCAGTTCTGACAAGGTGATATTTACGGGGAACCAGGACGCCGCCCTGTTTCATGATGTAGGAGGCAAAACAGCCAGCATCAGCTGCGGCCAGCACAGCATCCAGACGCGGATTTTCCAGTACCGGCGCGCCTGCCTTCTTGTCCCCCTGCACTCTGGCAGCTTGACCGGCCAGCAGGCGCAGCTCGCGGTACGCCTGGCGGCCAGGAATACCAAAGAAGCGGAATTGCTGAACACGGTGCAGCGAAGCCCAGGCGTTTACGTTCTCAGCGTTATCACGCAGTGATCTGCCCGTTTCTTTACTGATTTCATGAGCCAGCCCGCGCCCGTCGATATTCTTGCTGATGTATTTGGCGATATAGCTGGTCGGTGTACCCTTGCGCGGGTTGATAAGCTCAGACTTGAAGCGCGGCCCGGTATTGGTGCCCAGCTCCTCCCGGTCCTCACGAATGGCGAATTTACGCAACAGCGCGGTGATGGATTTGCGGTCTTTTTTGCGCATGAAGCAAAGCAGGTGCCAGTGCACGGTGCCGTCATGGTGTGGCTCAGCAACGCGGACGCCATACCAGCGCAGCCCGGCTTTGTGCATCGCCTTACGGAAGGCGGCAAACATATTCACTAGGTAATCGCTGCTCTGGCGGACCGTGGCACTGCTCCATTTCGGGTTTGGCCTGCCGTTATTGTGCGTTGCGTGAAAGCGTGACGGGCAGGTGATGGTATAGAACACGGCGCATTCACCACGCATTTCTGCGATCAGCTCCAGCCCCTTAACGCAGGCCATCATTTCGTTGCGCCGGTGCGCCGGATTGCTACTGCTGGCGTTTACCACTTCTTCCATATCCAGCGTCTCACCTTCGGCGTTAACCAGCTCATGCGAGCGGAAAAACTCCAGCGATTTGCGGCGCTGTTCGCGTTTGTGGATCACGGCTTCATAGCTGACATACGGAGACGCCTTTTTGTTAACCAGGCAGACAGCGCGCAGCTGTTCTTCCCGCCATTCACACCGCATCTGCCACAGCTTGCGATACCACCAGTCCGCGCAAAGCATACGGGCAAGCGAGCCCGGAATAAGCTCGTAGGGGACCGGGTTACGGCGGTGCTTTTTACGACGCAGTTGCTCGAAAGCTGGCGGGATAACATCAAGGCGCATAGCCTCAGCGGCCACCCTTTCCCATGACCGGCGGATCTCTTCCGGCGTAACGTCTTCATCCGTAAACAGCTCACCGCAGGCAGCATCCAGACGCATGCTCATGTGTGCCGCCACCAGGGTAGATAACCGCTTGACCCGCTCCTGGTTCATTTCCGGCAGGATCAGCAGGCCCTCCAGCCCGTCGTGGCTTGCCATAAAACGGAACGAGGCAGAAACCTGGCTGGTACGCACGCGCTCCAGGCGTTCAAGGCACGGTCTGATGGTTTCACGCAGATAGCGGGAATATGCCTTCGGCTTGCCCAGGCCCTCGAAATATTTAATCCGTTCAAGCAGCGGCTTACTGATATGCGCCGGTTGGGCGCTCACGTCAGCAACGATGACCAGATCCGGGTTGAACTGCTGCTGTTCGCGAGCCATTTTGGCGCGGCTTATCAGCTGCTCCTGCTCCATTTCTCGCTGAACAGGATCACGGGATTCATTGAAGAAATAGCGATCCCAGACCTCATTACTCAGGGCCGCGCGGCGCAGCTGTTCCTGCTCGTTATCCGCAGCATAGAGAGTAATCAGGTTTGTAAGCGCAGAAACCGGCGCTACTTCCGCCGGGTCCAGATATGGGTTTAGTGCTTTTTTCGGGAGGTTCCATGGGAAAGCCCCAGCGGCCAAGGACGGGCCGCCTTTGTCTTTTATTAATTCAGGCATCAGTGACTGGCTCCGAAGTTCACACTGCGCCTCGGGTGTAATGCTTCCCTTTCAGCTCAGCAATTTCCTGGCATATTACGCAGCACTGCACGCATGGAATGGCTTGCCTGCGAGCTGTTGGGATTGGAGCGTCACAGTCGATGCAAAGTACGCGGGCAATGCCTGGCTTTCTAGCGCGGGCATTCTGAATATGGCGCTGAAGGTTTTCTTCGACGCGCTGCTGTACGAGGTCCATAGAGTCAGCCATTAGTGCAGCTCCTGAGATTCGTTTTCGTAGCGGGTTGCTTCGCGGCGCAGCAGTTCAGCCGCTTCAATACCGTTTAACCCTTTGTTGGTGATATGGGTTGCCAGCGCCTCAAGACGGATTGAAACGGCGAGTGCGCGTCCTTTGCGCTCCTCACGTTTGGCAATATCAATCACCGCCATAAGCTGGTCAGTTTCTGGTACAAACATTTTTGGTAATTCGTTCTGCATTGTTCTTTCTCCTAAATTTGGGCAAAAGAATGCCCGACGGGTTTACGCCATTAATTTCTGTTGTGGGTTAATTCGGCATGGTTAGCCGTTTGGGAAATAAGCTCACCACTGCACGAAAATGATTCATTGCTTTAATCAGTTCCCGCTTTTCGTCAGTAGTCAGATCACTAATATTGACGCCGTGACGTTCTGCCGGAATTTTTGCCATAAAGAATATGGCTGCCAGTGCGCGCTCATTTTGCTTATGGTATATATCGCGGCGGTCGCGCATATCTTTAATAAACCTTTCAAGCTCTGGCTCAATATTCAGACCAAACACATTTGCCCTTAATTCCGCAATGCGGTTCAGCCCTTCCATACGTTGGCCCGGGCTTAATGGAACAGTCGCAGCAGCGCCTTCAATAGCCATGGTTTCCCCCGTTTGGTAGTGGTCAGCCCCGCCAGCAGTACATCCTGAGAGCGGGACGGGTGCCAGCGCTTGCCATCTTTCCCGATAATCCAGCCATGGCCGCAGTGCATACCCTGGCTTTGTTTAACTAAAAGCGATGCGAATGAGGGTTCTTTATTCAGCATAAACACCTCAAATCAAACCAAATGAAGCGCTAAGACCCGTTACTGTATCAACAGCACTTGCCATTGCCGGGTTGTACTGCAGGCGCGCGTGCATGGAAACAGCTGTAAGTGCCATCAAGCGAGTGACAGAATTGATGCTTTCGATAACCTGGCGGCGTTCCGTTGTTGTCTGGTGTTCGCCAGAAACAGCGCTTGCTGCAACACGACCGATCTCTGCTGTAGCATTCAACACGTAATGAGGCATTTTCTCGCTGGCTACTTCGTTCAGCGGCACGCATGGCAAGCAATGGATTTGCGCCAAGAAACCATCAACCAGCGTGGAGTCCTCTGTGATATCCGTCAGCAGCCAAATATCCGGCGCCGTGAGTTGATGCGGTTGCTCCGGGTTTAGTTTGTTGCGCAGCGTCTGGACGTTCATGCCTGCGCGGTCCGCCAGCTTCGCCATATTGTGACGCAGTGCGAAAGCGCGGCAGGCTTCATCAAAGTGTGAATGTTTGGAAATCTTATAATCAAACATGTGAGCCTCTTAGAAAGTTCTCATAATTGAACTTACTGACCAACAACAACGCGGAAGTTGGAATGACCAAGGGACTCACGAACCTGATCGGTTTTGTACATCAAGTAACGAAGACATACGCGACCCTTATTTTTCTCCTTTTTAACTATGTACTTAGCAAGATGACCATGGTGGATTTTTTGATAAACAGAGCCGCGGGAAATGCCTTCCCATTCCGCGAACTCTGCAGGTGTAGCCATCTCTTTTGGTACTCGAATTGAAATATCTGTGCTCATAGTGCAGTATCTCTTAGTTTGTTTTAGTTTCATCTCGTTTTATGTGGTTTGGTTTTGCTTTTCAAACCATGAGCGGATATTAGGATCACTTTTTATATGCGTCAAGAGGTTTGATTATGAGTTTAATCAAGGCAGGGAATGATAGTGGTGGACGTGATGCAATCAATAGGCTTATTAAGGCCTACAATTTCAGCTCACGTCAGCAGCTCTGCGAACATTTGGACGTATCTAAAAGCACTATGGCTAACAGATACTTAAGAGATAGCTTTCCCGCTGAGTGGGTAATTCAATGCGCCCTAGAAACAGGAATTTCCCTTCTATGGCTGGCTACCGGCCAGGGGGATATGTATGCGAGTGAGAACGAAGAAAAGAATCTCAAAAACGAAACCTCCGTCACGGTAAGACCACTTTCTAAAATCGTTGCTCCCAGTATCAAACATGCTGAGCTGAAGAACGGCGAGCTTCAGCCGTGTGATGAAATCCTTCTTGATAGCAGACTGCTGGATAGTGAATCTTCCAACTCTCTTTTTGTAAAAACAGCTAGTGATAGTTTCGTTGTGGATACGTCAGTGAAACAAATCAGCAATGGTTATTGGCTGGTAGACATCGACGGCGTTAAAAGCTTCGTTAAGATAGCCCGTATTCCTGGCAATAAAATTGTGGTTCATCAGGATGAAGCATCCTTTGAGTGTGCTGTAGATGATGTTGAGGTAGTTGGCCGCGCAGTAAAAGTCATTAAGAGCATCTAACCATGACGATTAGAAAGCAGCCGAACGGAAAATGGTTGTGCGAATGTTACCCAAACGGGCGTGATGGTAAGCGCGTGCGCAAGCAATTTGCGACAAAGGGCGAGGCTGTAGCATTCGAAAACTTCACCATGGATGAAGTGAACAAGAAGCCGTGGCTGGGTGAAAAGGAAGATCGGCGGCATTTGTCAGAATTGATTGAGCAGTGGCACTCCCTTTATGGCCAGACGCTCGCAGACCCCAAGCGCCTCATGGCGAAATTGAACATTATCTGTAATGGATTAGGCGATCCCGTCGCTTCTGAGTTAACAGCCGGTGAGTTTACCAAATATCGTGAAGCACGATTAAAAGGTGAGGTACGTAACGAAGAGGGTGGGCTAATGTCGCCAGTAAAGCCCCGCACGGTAAACCTGGAACAGCGTAACTTATCATCCGTTTTTGGCACCCTGAAAAAGCTGGGTCACTGGTCAGCGCCTAACCCGCTCGCCGGGCTACCAACATTCAAAATCGCAGAAGGTGAGTTAGCGTTCTTGGCCTCGGACGAAATTAAACGCCTGCTTGATGCCTGCGCTGATTCTCAAAGCCCTAGCCTTCTGATGATTGCAAAGATATGCCTAGCAACTGGCGCGCGGTGGAGCGAAGCCGAAAACCTCCAAGGCCATCAGTTATCAAAATACCGGATCACATATACAAAAACCAAAGGCAAGAAAAACCGAACCGTACCAATATCTCAGGATCTGTATGACGAACTCCCCAAAAACAGAGGGAAGCTATTTACGCCATGCAGAAAAGCTTTTGAGCGTGCAGTAAAACGAGCCGGTATCGACCTGCCTGAAGGCCAGTGCACGCATGTGCTGCGCCATACATTCGCCAGTCACTTTATGATGAACGGCGGAAACATACTGGTACTACGCGATATTCTGGGCCATGCCGATATAAAAATGACGATGGTTTATGCTCACTTTTCTCCAGATCATTTGGAAGATGCAGTATCAAAAAACCCTTTAGCTAATTTATGGTGATTCAAAATGGCGACAGTTACAAACTCAAACGCAGAGCTAAGAAAGTTATTTGATAGCATTCTTCGAAAATCATCTATTCGCCCTCCAATTGAAATTGGCAAGGGGAAAGATCTCATCAGCGATTTTTCTGAAAAATGCGAGAGATTTAAAGATATCTTGATAGAGTATATTGCTGACAATGACAAAAAATTATTAGCCATTCAAGTCAAACACAGATTAAAAGTTATTGAATCACTCCAGAATGGTATAGTTAATTGCTTAGAATCTTATCTTTCAGGAGATATCAAATCAGCCTATGACTCTTTTGAGAAAATGCTTAAGCCGAAATACATATCTGAACACATAGAAAACATTTGCATCCCATTATCAAAAGTCTGCAATAAACACACCCCCTTATTTAGAGTTAGAAAGTCAGACACTCCTTTATCTAGAAGAAAGGATATCTTTCACATCCCTTTCACTCACCGCCATTTAGTGCGGGCACAACGTTACTCTGTGGCGGGGCTGCCATGTCTTTATCTTGGAACATCCTTATACATATGCTGGCGAGAAATGGATAAACCAGACTTTGATAAATTATACATATCTTCATTTATCACCGAGTCTGAAGATGATAAATCCTTACTACTAAATTTAAGTGCAGACTTTCTTTACAAGACCAGTTTACGTTTTAGAAGAAAAGGCACTCCCCCGCGTGAAGAGGAATATTCATCAATTACAATGCTATCCTATTTAGCTTTATGGCCTCTGATTATTGCCTGTAACTATTTAAAAAAACACAATGATGCTTCATTTATACAGGAATATATTGTACCTAACTTGCTGATGCAGTGGATAAGTAGAAACATAAACAGCAACAATATTATAGGGATTGCTTATCGCTCCACTAAACTCCCAGCAAATACTGATAGTGAAAAGGGTGTCAACATCGTGCTTCCACCTAAAGCACGTTATGAAGATATGAAGGGATACGATTTCTGTCCTGAGCTTTCGGATTTATTTGAATTTACTCCACCAGTTTCATGGCAGGTTCTTAAAACTCTGGATTACGTACCGGAACGGCAGTCATTATCCGACAGGGAAGCTTTGAGCGATACATTGAGACGCAAAAAAAACTGGGGGATATCAGGCAACTTGGATGACGACATTCTGAGCATCTATCACTTATCAGACTTTTATAAACTTGAAATCTGTATTAATGAAATTCAGGTATACGATACCATTTACGAGTTATAAAATGGCGGCACTTTGGCGACACAGCCTTAAAAACACGTCAAACGAACTAACACCACATAACATCAAGTGACTGTTATTAAACACAAAACATTGTTTTTAATACATTATCAATAGTATGTAGAAATTTCGGACGCGGGTTCAACTCCCGCCAGCTCCACCAAAATTCTCCATCGATGATTACCAGAGTCATCCGATGAAGTCCTAAGAGCCCGCATGGCGCAAGCCCTTCGGGCTTTTTTGTGTCTGTCGTTCTCCGAGCCATTCGACTTAGTCCGGCGATTATCGCTATACGTTCAGGTATTCCGGTTCATGCCGGATCAGCCACAGCCCCCCAGACCTACACCAATGTTCTGCGTGCTAAAGCGCCCGAGAAAAATCTAACGTTGCGTCATGGCCCATGCCATCGTTGAAATCCCCGCACTGCAAATCAAAGCCCAACCCCCCTTCACGCAATCAACATAACCAATTGATATTAAATAGTTATCACCTCATATATTTCCGTTTCCTTTTGTTTTGTCGAACGATCTGTGAACAACACCAAAACATTAACAACAAGGAAACAATAATATAACTACAGAGGTGACTTTATGCTCAATAAAGAACGGCATTATGCAATTTTGACCTGGCTTAACAGGTACGAACGGGCGACGGTGAATCAGCTTGCGAAAGTATTTAACGTCAC